AGTGCTGGAGAACAAAAGAAAATAAGAGAGTTTATCGTATCTGCTGAAGATCCAAAATATTTTAGAGATGAATTTGTAAAAGGATCTCCTTTAATGGATATGTTTAGCCGAGGTCGGCAGGGTCAGAAACATAAGAAAGATAAGTTTATAAAAAGTTTAGATGAAGTAATAGGTACTGCAGCAACTGGTGGATTAATAACTCCAGAAAGTGCGGGAATATTTCAATTACATCAAGGGGAAATGGTTCTGGACAATGCAGCTGTAGCAGCATTTACTAAATCTCTGAACCTTGTTAATATGTCACAGTCAAATGAATTGGCAGGAGTGGGTGGTGGTGGAGCTCCAGTTATCATCAACAATAATAATGTAGATAATAGTATGCAAAGTAGTCAAACAACAGCGGTTTCTATACCCGCACCTACAAGATCTAATGAGTCTACATTAAGGGCGTTACAGATGGCCTAGTGAGAACTTATTCAGTTCCCACTAGTTTTAATTGATTAAGCTTCTTGAGCTAGTTTCTGAAAATAATCCATAGACTCATCACCATCATTGGTTAATTCAACCGCTGGTTTAGGTGGAGCCGTATAAGGTTTACCTCCATCAAATGGAACATCCTTCATGAAACCCCCTTGATCGCTTTCAACTTTAGCTGATAAATTACCCAAACCAAGAACACGTTCCAGTTTAGTTTTGAGTTCATCAAATGATTTGAACTTATCTTCACTCACCAACTCTTTTAAAGAGTTTTCCGACTTCCAGATTTCTTCCAGACGTGCTTCATCTTCAAGAAGTGCACTAGGAGCTTCAAACTCAGACTTATCGTAATTAGAATAACCTTCTATTTTACGAATCTTCATCTTAAAGTTTGCACCAGCCCAAAGGTCAAATGGGTTTACTGGACTCTCATCTTCAAACTCTGGATTCATTAGGTCATTAATCTTGTCAAAGATTTTCTTACCGAAACGATAAAGTTTGACTTGACCTTCATTCTCAGGATGAGCTGGGTCTTTGATGATATACACATTAGATGTGTAATTCAATCTACGTTTCTGTTTACGGGCAACTTCTTTGTTTGCCTCAATACCAGAATTCCAAAGTGTGGAATTGTGTTCACTTACTGGATCTTTTTGACCAAGAGTGGTCAAAGAGTTTTCGATGTACCAGCCACCCGGGCCCTGAAATCCATGATTCCAGATTCTCGCCCACGGCAAGTCTTCACCTTCTGGTGCTGGAAGGAATCGGATAACAGCGTAACCATTACCTGACTTGTCCAACTCTGGACGACAGTAACGATCATCAACATCACCGAATGTATTTGGATTGGATATTTTCTCAGTCTCTTTGATTAGAGACGCGAGGTTAGTTTTACTGCGTTGTTTCATATCTGAAAAAGACATATTCTACCTTTCGTATTAGTGTTTAGCAATGTATATTTGTTTACAACGTATAATAGTATTATAACATATATTTGATATTTGTCAACCCCCCTTTCAAATGGGAAGACGTGCGGTTTTAGGAAGGAAGTTGAGTTGTTCAGCTTCTTCCCGAATTTTCTGCTTGAGTTTACCGTTAATTAAACCCCCAGCAGTTTCTGGCTCCATATTATTTGACTCACAATAATATAGAACCGCGTCCATGTAACTCATACTTGTATCAGCTACAATATCTTCAATTTTCACAAAAAACTCTTTAGCTGTTTGAGTTTGTAATGGCATCATATACCTTTTTTATTTAAGATTATGCAATTGATCCATCAACTGTATCATTACTTCTTATATAAGCATGCCACAGTTCAGCATCACCACCCTGTACATTAATAAGTTCAATTCTAGAACCTTCTAACATATTATCTATTGATAATATGTCATGGTCTGCTGCACCTACATCAACCAATACAGCATCAGTTGCATCACAACGTAATGAAATATTGTCCGCACCATCTTGACCAGAAGTTTTAATATCGAAATCTTTGTTTATCTTATCAGCCACAATGATATCAAACCACATTCCTGTTTCAGTACCTACTAATGGCAGTATAATAGCTATGTCGTTAGTTGGAGTAACAAAAATTATTGAACCCGAATCAGCTGCTGTTAATGTAAGAGTATTATCATCATTACCTGAGCCTAGAGTTAATACTCTTCGCCTAAACCCAAATCCAGTTCCTGCTGAGAAAGAAGTAGAGGTTCCAGCTTGAGTTGGTTCAACGGCACCATCATGAATACGTGCAACTTCTGTTCCATCAAATTGATTTATAACTGAGTCTATTGCATCAGGTAACTTTCCGAATTGTAATGATTGTGATAGAATAATCCATCCAGAGTTCTCATAAATTAAAGTTACTGCTTGACCTTTTGCATTAAAGGTAATTGTATCATAACCATCATTACCAGAAGCTACAGGAGTAAGGACTCCAACTGGTGTACTTGCAGCAACAGTACATACTAACATTTTTATTTGTCCTATAGTTCCAGCCGGAAGACTAAATGTTGTTGAACCAGTTACAGAAAGAAATGATACTGGTGTGGTAACATCTATTTCACCAACAGTATAAACAACAGGAGTTGTAGAAAACCCTAACCATGTGGGAATCTTATTGAAAAAGGTTGCTAAAGTTGATTTTTTATTAGTTGGTAGGGTTGCTACATCAGTAACTAATAGTGCTAAATCAGTAGAGGTTGGTGTAGATACCTCCTTTAAGTTTGCAATCGTTTTATCTGCCATTTGATTTCCTTTATCTTACTATTTTATTTTTTTTTCTATAATCATGAATCGCTCCCTTAATAGCATCTTCCGCCAATACAGAGCAATGTATCTTGACAGGGGGAAGAGAAAGCTCTTTAACGATGTCTGTATTTTGAATTGAAGTCGCTTCATCCAATGACTTACCCTTAATCCATTCAGTTGCCAACGAAGAACTTGCAATCGCAGATCCACAACCAAAAGTTTTAAATTTGGCATCAATAATTTTTTCATCTTTATCTACCTCTATTTGAAGTTTCATTACATCACCACATTCTGGAGCACCAACAAGAGCACTACCGACCCTATTACTCCCACTATCCAAACTACCAATATTACGTGGTTTTTCATAATGCTCCATTACTTTTTCTGAATATGCCATAAGTGGCCTATTCCTTAGAATGTTTTTTGTTTGAAATTATTTGTATGATCCAAACCATATTACCATTTTTAAGTTTTTTTGTATATGTGGTTTTAAAAGTACAATCGGGGTCTGGAAAATATGGTACTCTTAAAGAAGCCACTTTTAGTTCTTCATCCAAACTGGAGTATTATCAAACTCAGTTGGTTTAATTGAAAAACTTGTAGAACAACCACACGTTGAAGCTGCTCTAGGATTTTGAAAACGAGGCCCTGGTGCAGATAAATCTGTAGACCATTCAATCTCAAGACCATCTATAATAAGATGACTTTTTTTATCTACTACTATTGTAACACCTTTTGATTCAAATGTCAAGTCACGTTTATTTGGATTATCAAATGTAAGAACATATTCATACCCAGCACAACCACCACCCTTAACTGCTACTCGTAGTGGAACACTATCTTCCAACTCTTCATCTTCACGAATTCGCCTAAAATTTCTTGCTGCTCTTTCGGTAAGTTGAATCAAAAATCCCCTCTTGTAACTGCTTTAATTGCATCAATCTGTTTGTTAAGAATGTCCGTTCTACCAGGCCACTTAATCCATTCTCTCTTATCACCATCTTTGGCAAGATTCTGAAGAAGAGGAAGTATCAAACCTTCTATCTCATTCATTCTAGTACCCCACTTATCGTTGAGTTCTTCTTTTCTATCTGACATTTCATCACTCAGAACTCTCATACTATCAGTAAGACCCGAAATCTTAGATTCTATTTTTTCTAACTCAGGTTTCATACTAGCAGTGGCAGTAGAAACTACTTCCTTTGCTGTATTAACTTCAGTAGTGTGTTGAGCTTTATACTCGTCTTCGCTGACTGTACTAAACCCAAAATCATTAAAGTCAGCCATTGGTTGCTTCCCCTTCTACTTTATTATTACCACCATTTGCGGCGTGTAATTGTTGTGTTTCTTTATCTTCAGCATCATCCTTATCTTTAAACCAATAATCTGTTGACTTCGCTAGCACACCAACATAGGCACCAACTAAAATATTAATTAGGTCGCGATGGCCATCTTTGAGATCTGAAAAGAATAACAAATATAAAAGAATTAAAAATGTTCCCATTGCAATTAAAGAAAGAGAGAATCTTGCAAGCCAATTCATTCTCTTTCTACGTTCTATTCGTTCAAATTTTAGAGCTTCCACAGGATCTTTCCCCCACAATGCTTCTTCTGAAGCGTTTATCATTTCTTTAGCAGTGTTTACTTTGCTATCACTTTGTCTTGACTTCTTGATATTTTTTGGTATTTGTATTTTGGGTTTATGTATTTGTATCTTAGCCATTAGTTTTCATCCCATTGTAACAGTTCATGTACCCCCTGTTCTTCTAGAATTAGACGATTCTTCCAATGCTCACCTTTAACATCATCTTTGTTCTGTCCATGATATCCAACAGCATAACCACTTTCACACATCCATTTGTTTATGTTTGTCCATCCACCAAACTCATGTCCATCTTCAGTACAGTTAATCCAAAGTTCACCTAATACTCTGCCGAACTTACCTCTACTATCTGATTCTGGACATCGACATTGAATTTCAATATCATCTCTGTCTGATATGACTGCCCAATGTACCCATGATTTGAGAGCTGCCGAGGATAACTTACCATAGATTTTTTCGTTCTTGTGTCTTGTTCTAGATTCTGGTGTGTCGATTCCGAGCAGGCGGATTCTATTGCATATCCGTACATCAAACCCCAAATCAAAAACTGCATCAATAGTATCTCCATCGACAACTTTCTCTACTGCAGTTATGTTGTAAATAAACTCACAAGGATCTTCATTTATATATTCAGCCATACTTTAACTCCATTCAAATTCTAGTTGTCCTTTGGGCCCATCAGGCCATGAAACTTTACACACTCCTGCACCATAAGGTACATTGAAATATTTAAAGGCATCTCCTGTTTCTGTTTCATGCCTCTCTGGCTTCAAATACCACGGCGTAGTATCAAGTCGTACTACATCCTGTTCAAACCTACTCCTAGAAACTTTTGCTCTATTATCTGAAGTTGGTTCATTTTGATTTCCTCCTGCCATATTTCCTTTCTAAGTGTGGTGGCCAGTTCTTCTGTTCCCAAGCGACTGGCCGGAGTCGAAACCCTAACTCGGCTATACTCTACGCAGCAAGTGCGTAAGAGAATGCGGTATAATCGGAATTATTTGCGATTAAATTGTTCGATGTAGGTCATCACCCTTTTTGTTCTCTCTGATATTCTCTCTAGCAATCGAATACCCGATGGCCCCAGCAACGGAACACATAATTGATGATAGTGGCCTTTTGTTTCTCAATCATATGTGCTCTTGGTGGAGCCAGCTGGAGTCGAACCAGCGTCTTACTTAGATATCTTCTCAGGTCATCAAACAAAATTCATTACATATATTTATGTCTCACTTGATTCAAAGGCTCAATCCAGCGATCTTTAGTCTCTCTAAACAACAATGGTTTTTCATTTTCCACTGCCATAATGATTACAATGTTGTTTATTGGGATTCCAGTTCGTTCTTCATACGCCATAGCATAAAATGCTCCCTGCATAAAATATGAATGACACATTTCCCATGTCTTTATTTTTCTAGAAGTCTTGTAATCAATCACGGCCAGTTGATTGTCAAACTCTGCAATCAAATCTGTTCTACCAGCCAGTTTAAGTTCATCGGAATAGAGGGCCCCCTCTACACAGTGCACATCATCAATACAATCAAGTAATGATTCAATGGACTGAAACATTTCCACTTCGTTGGGCATTCGGCCATCTAGAAATCCGTCTTCGTTTTTGATATAGGACTCACAGATACTATGTACGCCGGTTCCTTGGCGCGAGGCTTTTGTGGAGATTCTATTGGCCTCTTCCGCTCCAACGCGGTTTCTCCACTCCTGTATACCAGCTTTGGAGAGGTTTGATAAAAGTGTGGTGATTGATATATACTTATTCCCATCGGGTGTAACATAATGTCGCTTTCCATCTACATTTTCAATCTTCAAATCTAAAAGACTAGAAGCATAATGATTAAATTTTTTCATAATATATTTTTCAGTTTAGTGGTGCCAAGACATCGTACTTTTTGGTTGTTCCTTCTTTATTTCTTTTAGTTTATCGGTCATCCACGATGGTGGCTTTTTAGTGTGTCCAGGCGATGATATATTATCATACGCAAACGCGGTTGGTGTTGAGCCAGGAACTTGGTCAATCTTTCCGCCACACACAACCGACTCATCCACACCTATATCTTTCTCACAGGGAGATTCAGTAGGTTCTGCTCTGTTAGCCATAGGTAGGAAATCCTCAAATTCATTTCCACATTTTTCACATCTATAATCATACGTTGGCATTTATTCCTTTCGTATACCATTCTGGTGTTCCACTATGCTTCCACACAGCAAAATTATTCTTCTCTAATATGTAGTAGTTACGATATGCCCTGACCACATCATCATCTTTACAATAATCCGGCATACATTGTGGGGGGTCTACCCATCCGTTGTCTTCAATATTCTTTGGTGCAACTTCTAGAAGCTTTCCAAGTTTATCCCATGTCTTATGAACCTTGAACACATCACGACTATCATTTATTAAACCGAATCGTATAGAGTATTCTGCACTCAACATTCTAAACAATCTAAACAACCAATCGTAATGTTGTTTCGATGAACGTGTCCAGATAGTTGATGGATGATTTTTGTGGGCGATTTTGTATAGGTCTGGATGGGCATCATTTTCATCAAGTACTCTATGAGCAGTTGATAACATCTGGGCATATTCCAGTATCATTTTAACACAATGTTTATCACAATGCATTTCCGCAGCATCGTCTGGACGTTTATCTAAGTAAAATATATTCATTATCATTCTCAATTATAGGGATGAGTGA